AGTCCGTGAGTTCTCTTTCGTTCGCGCCATCAACGCTCTCGCTAACCCCACCGATCGCGCTGCCCAGCGGGCTGCTGCTTTCGAGTTCGAGGTGAGCGAAGCTGCTGCTGCTCATTACGGCAAGGACAACCGCGGCATCACCGTGCCGATGGATGTGCTGAAGCGTGACCTGACGGTTGGCACCGCCACCGCTGGTGGTAACACCGTGGCAACCGATCTGCTTGCTGGTGACTTCATCAGCCTGCTTCGCAACCGCGCCGTGATCATGGGTCTCGGCACCCGCGTGATGACCGGCCTGCAAGGCAACGTGGCTATCCCCCGCGCCACTTCCGCTGCGACCGCCTACTGGGTTGCTGAGTCCGGTGCACCTACCGAAAGCCAACAGGCGTTCGACCAGGTGTCGATGAGCCCCAAAACCGTGGGTGCTTACACCGACATCAGCCGCAAGCTGCTGCTCCAGTCGAGCATCGACGTGGAAAGCTTCGTGCGTGATGACCTCGACACGGTGCTGGGTCTGGAAATCGACCGCGCTGCCATCAACGGCTCCGGTTCTTCCAACCAGCCCAACGGTATTCTGCAAACCTCGGGCATCGGCTCCGTGGTCGGCGGCACCAACGGTGCAGCCCCCAGCTACGCCAACATTATCGACCTGGAATCCCAAGTCGCTGTGGCCAACGCTGATGTGGGCAGCCTGAGCTACCTGACCAACCCCAAAGTTCGCGGCAAGCTGAAAGGCACCTACACCAACAGCACCTACGGTGAAATCCCCATCTACGGGATGGACAACATGCTGAACGGCTACAGCGTGGCTGTGACCAATCAGGTGCCTTACAACCTCACCAAAGGTTCCTCCTCTGGTGTGTGCTCCGCCATCATCTTCGGCAACTTTGCCGACCTGATGATCGGCATGTGGGGTTCGATCAGCCTGATGGTTGATCCTTACACCTCCAGCACCAGCGGCACCGTCCGCGTGGTGGCTCTTCAGGACATCGACATTGCGGTTCGGAACGCTGTTTCCTTCGCCGCCATGAAGGACGCCCTGACCACCTGATAAGGAGCCGGGGGCGGGCAACCGCCCCCTTTTTTTCTGATGATGAAAATCCTTTTCCTGTTCAACACCGTTGCTGCTTTCCAGGATGTGGAAGCCGGCCAGGTGATGGAGCTTCCTGATGTGGAGGCGAAGTATTTGATCGCCATCGGCAAGGCAACTGCTGAGTTGCCTGCACCTAAGCCTGCGGCAAGGAAAGCCAAGGCGGAGGCCGCCAATGGCGCTGACTGAAGATCTGACAATCTTCTTTCAGGACTTTGGCGTCAGCTGCACGGCTGGCGCTGTGACGGCATTGGGCATTTTGGATATGCCTGCGCAGGTGCTGGCCGGCGACATGGTGCTCAGCACCGATTACACGCTGACAGCCCGCACGGCAGATTTCGGCGGATTGCTTTACGGCGACAGCATCACCGTGAACGGCACAGCGTACCAAGTGCGCGAGGTGCGCAAGCTTGATGATGGCGCTCTGGTTGAAATCGGATTGCAAAAACAATGACCATATACGGACCCAACGACGCCAGCATTGGCGACAACATCTATCAGTTTCCAACGCTCACCGCGCCTGGCTCTACTGCGGCAGTTGAAGTCAACGGCTTGCATCTCACTTTTATCTGTGTGGTGACTGGCGGGGACATCACTTGGGAGATCGAGGGTTCTCACGATGGCACCAACTGGGCAAGCCTTGACCCAGCTAAAACCAAAGCCGTTGGCAGTCATGCTGACTATTACGCCGGTTACGTGGTCCGTTATGTGCGCGTGACCACGATCACGCAAGCGGCTGGCCGTACATTGTCCGTATCAATGGGTGTGGCCTGATGACGACTCGCCGCGAAACAATTCTGGACGCGATCCGCACGGCGTTGACTGGCACCACGGGTGTGGGCACGCGAATTTATCGCAGTCGCGTAGAACCTCTGGCACGCGCTGAAAGTCCCGCGATTGTGGTGGAGCCTGTCAGCGATCAAGCAGACAATGCGGTGTTGCCCAAGTTGGATTGGGATATGACCGTGCGAATTGCCGTCATCGTTCGCGGCAATATTCCAGATCAAATTGCGGATCCCATTGTCGAGGACATCCATTCCAAGCTCTGGGCAAATGCCACGCTGCTTAGCCTTGTCACTTCTATCCTGCCCACAAATGTGACTTTCGATATTATGGAAGCAGATCAGCCGGCGGGCGTGGTGAGCTTGGAATACCAAGTGCGCTACCGCACGTCGGTTTCAAACCTCTCAACAACGTGAGGACTATCATGGTGGACGAAGACTACGGCAAAGGCGGCACCTACATCGTTGATCCCAAAACGGGTCAGCGTCAGTTGGTGCCTGGCTCGCGTACTGAACCGGCATTTAGTCCGATTCAAAGCGAACCCAAGCCGGTCGAACCTGTGGCACCCAAGCCCGCACCTGAACCCAGCCCCAAGTCCTGAGGTAACCGGCCATGCCTTTGCTTTACAACAAGCGAGCCCTGCTTGCCAAAACAGAAACCACCTACGGCATTGACCCGACCCCAACGGGTGCTGCTAATGCCATCTTGGTGAAAAACCTGGATGTGACACCGATTGATGCTGAGCAAGTTGATCGAAATTTGATTCGTCCTTACTTTGGCGCATCGGACATTCTGATTGCGAACGTTCGCAGCAAGATCAGCTTTGAAGTTGAAATGGCTGGTGCTGGTGCTGCGGGCACTGCGCCCGGTTATGGACCGATTTTAAAAGCCTGCGGCATGGCCGAGACAATCACGCCAACCACCAAAGTGGCGTATAGCCCCGTTTCCGAAAGTTTCAGCTCTTGCACCATCTACATCAATGTTGATGGTGTGACCCATAAGATCAAAGGGTGCCGTGGCACGGTCAACCTTTCGATGGTGGTTGGCCAAATCCCAACATTCAAATTTGAAATGATGGGCATTTATCAATCGCCAGTTGACATGTCGTTTTCTTCTATGGGAGCGAACTACACAGGTTTTCAAGCCCCCCTTGTCTTTAACAACATCAATTCTGGCAGCTTTCAGTTCTATAGCTACGCGGCTGAACTGCAAAGCCTAGAAATGGCTGTCGGCATGGACATGGTTTACCGGGAGCTTGTCGGCAATACCAAAGAGGTGCTGCTGACCAACCGCAAAACTACTGGCACGGTCCAATTTGATGCCGTGACCATGGCAACCAAGGATTATTTCTCTGTCGCCACCACAAGCGGAAGCACTGGCAACCTTACGGTTACCCATGGAACCGTTGGTGGAAACAAGGTGAAACTGACAGTGCCCCGTGCTAACGCCACCACCGTCAATTATGTGGAAGCTAACGGCATTGCTCAATACACCGTGCCCTACGTGGCATTGCCAAATACCACTGGCACGGGTGACAATGAATTCAGCATCGAGGTTCTTTGATGGCCTTTGTTCTCAAGCAATCCGATACCTACAACTGGCCTGTCACCTTTGACATTCCCGTTGATGGTGGTCGCTTTGCCAAACAAACGTTTGACGCTGAGTTCAAACGCCCCAAGCAAAGCCGGATCATTGAGATCCAAGAGTCCGTGATGAAGCGCCTCCGTGCGATCCAGCGCGATGAGGACACCGACGGCATGATCACCGACCAGGAAATCGCTGATGAAATCCTGGTCGGCTGGTCTGGCGTTGAAGATGGCGAAGGTGGCGAAGTGCCATTTTCCGAGAAAGCCAAGCAGCAGGTGCTAGACGTGCCGGCCGTCACGGCTGCTGTTGTCGAAGCGTTTTTTGATTCCCTCAAGGGAGCCAAGAGAAAAAACTAATAGAGGCCGCCGAGCACTGGGCAGGCGGCGGGGTCAAAGATGAAGTCGAAAACGACTTGGCTTTATTTGGCATCCAATCCAATTACCAATCCAATCCAGACTTCGAGGTGTGGGAAGAAAACTGGCCAGCGCTTGAAATGTTCATGCGTGTGCAGACGCAGTGGCGCGTCGGCATGAATGGCTTAACCGGGCTGGACTATGGCGCTGTGGCGTGGCTGCTTAAACTGTACGAAGTGGAAGACCAGCGTTCGCTCCTGGAGGATTTGCAGGTGATGGAAGGCGCGGTGCTTGCTGTGATCGCCAAGCGGGAGGGCTAGGCCATGGCGCTGAATATGAACGCCGCGCTGAATATCAAAGCCAACGTTGATGGCCTCAACAACATCGTTTCGCTTAACCGTGGCCTTGCTTCCGTAGAGGGCACGGCCAAGGGCGTCACAGGCGCTTTGCGCGGGCTGTCTGGCGCCGCTGGCGGCCTATCCGGTGCGCTAGGCGCATTGGCTCCGCTTGCCTCTGTGGCGGGTCTTGTAGGGCTGGCCAAGAATGCGTTGGAAACGGGTGACAAGTTGAACGACTTGTCACAAAAAACCGGCGTCAGCGTTGAGGCGTTAGGGCGATTCAAGAAAGCGGCAGCGGTTAGCGGCACGGATTTGGAAGGCGTCAGCAAAGGCCTCGTGAAGCTGAGCAAAAACTTGCTGGACGCCAGCACTGGTGGCACGCAATCGCAGGCAGCATTCAAGGCGCTGGGCATTTCCGTCACAGACTCCAAAGGCAAGTTAAAGTCTGCCGATTCCGTTTTCCTTGAAATTGCAGACCGCTTCAAGCGGATACCTGATGGCGTAGCAAAAACGGCGTTGGCGCTGAAGTATTTCGGCAAGTCGGGCGCGGACTTGATCCCGCTGCTCAACATGGGCGGCGATGCAATCGACAAGCTATCCGTCAAGATCACCACCTCCTTTGCCCAGAAGGCGGATGCTTACAGCGACAAACTGGCGATGCTTAGCGGCAAGGTCGGTGCCCTCGGCGCTGATCTGCTGATCGCGCTGTTGCCGGCGCTTAATGCCATCACCGATGTGGTCGGCGGCGCCGTTGATGCGTTTAACAAACTACCGGGACCAATCAAAGCGACCGCCGTGGCCGGCGCCATTTTGGCCATCGCTTGGGGACCGATCACCGGCTTGATCAGTGGCGCTGGAGCAGCGTTTGCCATTGCCGCCAACGGGCTCGAAATCTTGCGCCTTCAGACCGCTCTAGCCGGTGGCGTGGTTCCGTTGCTCACTGGCGGAATCGAAGGACTTTCCGCAGCCATTTACGCGATCCCTGGATGGGGCTGGGCGCTTGCTGGTGTCGCGGCGCTCACCGCTTTAAGCGTGGCGCTTTACAACAACAACAGTGATTTTAAAAATTGGGTAGATAATGTTGTAAACATTGTCTCCAACGATTTTCAATCCGCGATGAAGTCAATCGCGGAGAGTGCGCAATCGGCTTTCAAGGCGGCCGTAGGCGCTGGCGACTTGTTTAAAGAGCAAATAAAAAATGTTGCCGCTTCCATTCCGCAAGGTTTTGGGGATGGTTTTGCACGAATGGTTCAAAGCGGGCAGCAAGCATTTCAAAAACTCGGAGCGATTGTTTTTAGGTGGTGGAATAGCATTCCCGCACCAGTTCGGGGGTTGATCAGCGGCACTGGCAAAGCCTTGGGAAATGCTTTGCAAATGGTCCCTGGGGTTTATCCCACTGTGGCGGCGTTTCAAGCTTTAGGGAAGGGACCAGTCAATGGAAAGAAAAACCAAAACAATAATAACAATTCAAACCCTCCGCCCGATACTTACACCCCCAACCTTTCCGCGCTAACGCCTGGCGGCAAGGGCAGCCCGGAAGCTGACACCGAACGCAAAAAGCTGGAACTGGATTCCGCACGCGCGTCGATGCAAGCCAAATACATTTTGGATGAGCAGCAGATCAACGACCTCAAGCGCGTTGGCAATCGTTTCCAGGCAGAGGGAAATTCGCTCAAAGCACTTGAAGTGCAAAAGAGCGAGGCCATCCTTGAAGGCCAGCTTGAAGTCAAGAAAGTCAGCGATGAGCTGATCCTCAAACTCAAAGAAAGTGCGGACGCTAAAGAGCAGGGCAACCGCAAGGAACGTGATGCCCTGTATATCAAGCAGGCGGCTGTAAAGCAGCTTGAAGTCGAAGCCAAGGTGACCAGCAAAATCAAAGACATCAACCAGGAAATCCTGGATGCCAAAAAGAAACAGGCGCAAGAGCAAGCCAAAGCCATCGGGGATATCCGCAACCGCACGAGATACGCGATCATTGGCGCCACGCAAGGCAGCGAGCAGGAACAGCGCCAACGTGAAATCGACGATTTCAAACGCCGCATTGGAGAGGCCAACAGACGCGGTGATACGGATGAAGCAAGGCGGCTACAACAGCAGCTTGATGTGCTCATCCAGCAATTCAAGGAGCTGGATCGCCTAGCCAACAACGCCGGCTTTGGCGTTGCAAAGGGCATTCGCGGTTACCTTGAGGGGATTGGCTCCCTGGCAGACAGCGTTGCTAACGTCACTAAAAATGTTTTGCAGGGTCTGGAAGACAAGCTGGTGGAGTTTGTCACCACCGGCAAAGCCAACTTTAAGGACTTCGCAAACGAGATCATTAAACAGCTGATTCGCATTGCGATTCAGCAGGCAATCCTGAAACCATTGCTTCAAGGCATCGGCAGCTTGTTTGCTCCCGCTGCTGCCCCTGCTGCTACTGCCGGGACTACATTTGCCGCCAACGGCATGATTGCCGCCAACGGGATCCAACCTTTCGCTATGGGTGGTGTTGTCACCAGCCCCACGCTGTTCAAGTTTGCCAACGGCGGCACCATGCGCAATGGCCTGATGGGCGAGGCTGGTCCTGAGGCCATCATTCCGCTTAGGCGTGGCGCTGATGGCAAGCTCGGCGTTGCTGGCGGTGGTGGCTCTACTACCATTAACGTGAGCGTGGATGCCAAGGGCACCAACATGCAAGGCGACGCAGGCAAAGGTAGCCAGTTGGCCAGGGTGGTTGCAGCAGCGGTGCAAACTGAACTGATAAAACAAAAACGGCCTGGTGGCCTCTTGGCGGCATAACGATGGCGACCTTCACCTACATTCCCGAATATCCGCCAACTGAGAGCAGCAAGCCTCGGGCGCGTAAGTTCCAGGCCGGTGATGGCTATGAACAGCGCGTTCGTTTTGGCCTGAATACAGACCCTAAGGAATGGAGTTTGACCTTCAAAGCGCGGGACAACACCGAAACCGCTGGCATCCGTGACTTCTTGGAGGCTCGTGGCGGTGTTGAAAGCTTTGATTGGACGCCACCGTTGTGGAACGCAACTGCTGGGAAATACGTCTGCGAGGAATGGCAGATCACGGCTGATTCTTACAACAACAACACGGTGACGGCTACCTTCCGCGAGGTGTTTGAGCCGTGACGGTTCCTTTTTCAGAACTTCAAAGCATTGCCCCCAGCGCAATCATCGAATTGTTTCAGTTGCAGTTAAACGTCACGCAGCACGGCGTCAGCGACATTTACCGTTTTCATGCTGGCACTAACGCTAAAGCAAATCACGGCAACATTGTATGGGCTAGTCAATCTTATCAAGCATTGCCTATTGAAGCTGAGGGTTTTGAGTACAGCGGCAACGGTCAGCTTCCGCGTCCCAAGATCCGCGTGTCCAACATCATGGGCACAATCACTGCATTGCTGTTGAGTTTACCTAACGGCTTGGGCGGCGCAAAAGTTACACGCATCCGCACGCTGGCTCGTTATCTTGACGCGGTGAATTTTCCAGATGGCGCGAATCCGTTTGGAACGCCTGACCCTACCGCCAGTCTGCCCGACGAAATTTATTTTATCGACCGCAAATCTGCTGAAACGCGCGATGTCGTCGAGTTTGAAATGTGCGCGGCATTTGATCTTATTGGGGTGCGTGGACCCAAGCGGCAATGTATCGCAAACGTATGCCAATGGAAATATCGCTCAACAGAATGTAGCTATAACAAGCCCGCTTATTACGATGCCAACAACAATCCGGTTGCATCGTCCGATTTGGATGTATGCGGCAAACGACTGGATAGCTGCGAGGCCAGGTTCAGCGTTTATACCCGTACTGGCACTGTCAGTGTTGGCAGCAACGTTTGGACAACGGCTAGCACTCTTTCAATTCTGCCGGGTGAACCGATACGCGGCTGGGGCTTGCCAACCGGTACCACGGTAAGCACTGTTGCAAGTTCTACCACTTTGACCCTTAGCAATAACTCCACTGCATCCAGTAGCGAAACCAAAACCGGCACCGCATCTGCCACCGCAGCATTCCTAACCGTCAACAACACCACGGGCTTAGGCGTGGGCATGACTGTATCTGGTAATTACATGAATGGTGCAACGGTAACTGGGATCAGTGGCCTGACGATATTGCTCAGCGCTAGACCGTACAGCATTTTTAAAACTGGCACGTACCAACGGGCACTTGGCAATGATTATATTGTTTTCCCAGACGGCACTTCAGGGATTTTGGTTGGAATGAATATTTTTGGATCATTCTCAACAGGCACCACGACTGTTGTTGCTGTTGAACCTACTCGGGTGCAAATAGATACTGGCGGCATTAAAACTGATATTTTTGGCATTATTACAAAAAGCGGCATTTTTTATCAAGCCATTCCAGGATTAAATTACCCAGTAAACGGCGCAGCCGTATCCGCATATTTTATCCCCGCATCTCCCGCGTCATCGTCGTACACATTTTCAGCAAATACGACATACGCTTTTCGTGACCCAGAAAATCAATTGCCCTTTGGCTCATTCCCTGGCACCGGAGCATTCACACAATGACCTGGCGCAAACCTGCGATGGATCATGCCCAGGCCGACGATCCTAAGGAGGCTTGTGGATTGGTTGTGGTGGTCAAAGGCCGCGAGCGGTATTGGCCGTGCAAAAACTTAGCCGACAGCCCTCGCGAAATGTTCATCCTCGATCCCGAGGACTACGCCGCTGCTGAAGATGCTGGCGAAATCACAGCCATCTTTCACAGCCATCCGGTCACACCACCACAACCCAGCCAGGCCGATTTGGTAGCCTGTGAAAAGTCAGGTTTGCCATGGTACATCTTCAATCCCAAAACTCAAAACTGGGGTGAATGCAAGCCATCTGGCTACAAAGCGCCATTGATTGGCCGGGAATGGGTTTGGGGCGTTACGGACTGTTGGAGCCTGGCGCGTGATTACTACGCCGAGCAAGGCATCATGCTGCGGGACTGGGAGCGGCCACGGACGCCAGATGAATTTCTTGCCAATCCCATGTTTGATCGCTGCTGGAAAGAAACCGGCTTTCGCCAATTGGATGAAGAAAACGAAGAGCTGGAGCCTGGCGATCTGTTGCTGATGTCGATCAGCGCTAATGGCCTCAACCATTGCGCTGTTTATCTGGGTGATCAACTGGTGTTGCACCACCTTCAACACCGCCTGAGCAGCCGTGACCTATACGGGGAATGGCTCCTAAAATGCACGGGTCGGAGGTTGCGCCATGCTTCGTAAGATCAAGCTTTACGGAAAGCTGGCCAAGTTCATTGGCAAACGGGTGCTTGAAGCAGATGTGGCAACGGCAGCCGAGGCTGTGCGCTTTTTGGTCACCAACTGGCCAGAGCTTGAGAAGCACATGGCGGATCAGCATTACCGCGTAAGTGTTGGCACCTACGACCTAAGCCTCGAAGAACTGCACGACCCCGCTGGCCAGCAAGTGATCAAGATTATCCCGGTGGTTGCTGGTGCCGGTGCATTGGCAAGAATTTTGGCTGGGATTGCAATTATTGCTTTGAGTTTTGGCATTGGAGCCATTGCTTCCGCTGGCGTTACTTTGGGCGGGTTGGCTGGAATTGGTTCGGTTGGCACTGCGTTTGTTGGCATTGGCGCCACCCTTGTGCTTGGCGGTATTGCACAACTCATCAGCCCCGTGCCCAAGGTGGCCGACGGCCAGCAAGATCCTAAAAAAAGCTTTTCCTTTTCGGGCATACAAAACACCACACGGCAAGGCACACCCGTACCCGTTGTTTACGGCGAAACCATCGTCGGCTCTGTTGTCATCAGCGCTGGCATTGACACCGTGCAGGTGACATCATGAGCGACCTCATCGTTGGTGCTGGTGGCGGTGGTAAAGGTGGAGGCAATTACACTCCCACGACCGCACGAGATGGTCTTGACTCTGTTCAATATGCCAAGGTCATTGACCTGATCAGTGAAGGTGAAATTGAAGGCTTAAAGGATGGCAATAAATCAATTTATATTAACAATACGGCATTACAGAATAAAAACGGTACTTATAACTTTCAAAATGTTACGGTCTACACCACAAATGGCACTCAGAGCCAGAGAGCCATCCCGATTAGCAATGACATTGAGAGTGAGTTTGCTGTTGGCACCACTGTATTGAATGGCTTCCCTGTTATCAAGTCAATCACCAACCCGAATGCTGACGCGGCACGCATCACTATTACAATTCCTGTATTGCAACAAATTAGCGACAAAGGTGACATTTACGGCACAAGCGTCAGATTGAAAATAGCGGTGCAATACAAAGGCGGTGGATTTACGACTGTCATTGATGACACCATCAACGGACGCACGGGCGACTTATACCAAAAGGATTACATTGTTAATTTCACTGGAAATTCTCCAGTCGACATTCGTGTTACTCGGGTTACAGCCGACAGCAATGACCCCAAGCTAACTAACGCTTTTACTTTTTCTAGCTACACAGAAATTACCTACGCAAAATTGCGTTACCCAAATAGCGCATTGGTAGGCTTGCGAATTGATGCTGAACAATTCAGTAATATTCCATCACGTAATTATCTTGTTCGTGGCATTAAAGTTAAAATCCCGTCAAATGCAACTGTAGATCAAACCAATGGTAGACTAATTTATTCCGGCACGTGGAATGGAACATTTGGCGCTGCTCAATGGTGCAGCGACCCGGCCTGGTGCTTATATGATTTTTTGACCAGCACGCGCTATGGATTTGGCGATCAAATCCAATCAGCATTCCTTGATAAATGGTCTTTTTATTCTGCTTCACAATATGCTAGTCAACTTGTTGACAATGGTTTTGGTGGTCGAGAACCACGCTTTAGCTGCAACGTCAATATCCAAACTCAAGAAGACGCATACAAGCTGATCAATGATCTTGTTTCAGTGTTCCGGGCTCAATCGTATTGGAGCGCTGGATCACTTACGGTTGTTCAAGATAAGCCCGTTGATCCGTCGTTTTTGTTTACTTATGCCAACGTAAGCGAGGCAGGTTTTAGCTATCAAAACAGCAGCCAGAAAACACGGCCTACGGTTGCCGTAGTGTCGTACTTAGATTTAAGCACAAGAGAAATTGCTTTTGAGGCAGTTGAGGATAAAGATGCTATTGCCAGATATGGAGTAATTACAACCCAGATAAGTGCTTTTGCTTGCACATCGCGTGGTCAAGCATCACGAATTGGCAAGTGGCTGTTGTATGCGGAGCAATACGAAAGTGAAATTGTTTCCTTCACTACTTCTATTGATGCTGGTGCGCTTGTCAGGCCAGGTCAGATTATTGAAATTAGTGACCCATTGCGTGCTGGCGCACGCCGGGGTGGAAGGATCCATTCAGCTACGACAACCGTCATCACCGTCGATGATGCAACCGGGCTGAGAACAGCAAACTCGCCAACTTTGTCAGTCATCCTCAGCGACGGCACGGTGGAAAGCCGCTCAGTGTCTAGTGTGGTTGGTAATGACATCACCGTTGGCACAGCGTTTAGCTCTGCACCTAATGCCAACAGCGTTTGGGTTTATGAAACCACAGACTTAAAAACCAGCACCTGGCGCGTTCTTGGTATTCAAGAACAAGATGGCAGCGACTATGCCATCACAGCAGTTTCGTACAACGCAAGCAAATATAATTACATCGAAGACGGAAGGTTGCTCCAGGTTCGAGACACGACAAATTTAAACGAAATCCCAGCAACCCCAACTAGAATTGCCTTTACTGAAGCGCTTTATACCTATCAGTCCGAGGTCCGCGCAAAAGTCATTGTTACATGGAAAGGCATTGTTGGGGTCAACCAATATAAAATTCGTTGGCGCAAGAATAGTGGTAACTGGGCATCTGACACAACTCAAACTGCCGATTATGAAATCCTAAACATTACCCCTGGAACATTTGAATTTGAAATTTACAGCATTAACGCAAGCGGTAAATCATCTGCCGGTGCTTTAACAGGCAGCATTGAAGCACTTGGCAAAACCGCACCGCCTAGTGATGTCACTGGTTTTACCAGCATTTTGGACAAAGATCTTGGCGTCACCCTGAGCTGGACGCCAATCTCGGACATTGATCTCAAACACTACGAAATCCGCCAAGGCGGAATTGATTGGGCGTCAGCAAGCTTCCTGACAAATGTTCGTGCCACCAGCTACAAGCTGGGCATCCTTGCGCCTAGCACCACGGCTTACTGGGTCAAAGCTGTTGACACTAGCGATTCTGTCAGCGCAAACGCTGCCAGCCGCACCGTAACAATCGCCGCATCCGGCGCTCCTACGGTTACGCATACGATTGAAGATCCAGTTGCTGCTGTAAAATGGACCACGCCATCTGGGTCTTACACGCCGGATTATTACGAACTGCGCTACGGCACAAGCTATGAATCTGGGACCAGTATCTCCAAGGTTTATGGCAACAGTTTTAATGTTCCAGTGTCATGGAGTGGTGATCGCACCTTCTGGGTGGCAGCAGTTGATCCCGCAGGCAATACCGGCACCGCTGGTTCGAGAGTGATCACGATCAATGCCGCCGCAGCTCCCACAATCTCAGCCGCTTTTTATGGCCGCAGTTGCACTCTGACATGGAATGCGGTCAAGGGAACGCTCAGCACCAAGTTTTACGAAATCGCCTATGGCGCCAGCTTTGCGTCGCGCACCGTCATCACCAAGATTTCAGCAGAAGGCACTGGATACTCCGTTTCCGCTGATTGGTCTGGTGATCGTACTTTTTATGTCACCGCTATAGATGCCAACGGCAACCTTGGTACGGCTGGCAGCGTCGTGGCAACAATCAGCAAGGCGCCTGCGCCAACTCTGACAACATCCTTCAGTAGTGGTCAGTTGCTGATAAACTGGCAACCGGTTAAGGGCACGCTGGAAACTGCATATTATGAAATCCGCAAAGGCAATACATTCTCTTCGGCAACAGTAGTAACCAAAGTAAATTCCACGTTTTACAGCACCAATATCAATTGGTCTGGCACGCAGCGTTTTTGGGTTGTTGCTGTTGATGTCAACGTTCTTTATGGATCAACCAATGCCTACGGCACTGAAGTGTCCGTTGACGTGCCGATCACTGCACCTTCCCAGCCAACCGTCACTCAGCAAGTCATTGACAACAACGTTTTGCTGCAATGGACTGACGCAACGGTCACGCTACCGATTGATACTTATGAGCTTAGAAAAGGAGCTGATTGGGCAACCGCAACGCTGATTGGTACAAAATCAGGCCGCTTCACATCCGTCTTTGAGACCGCATCCGGCACTTACACCTACTGGATTGCTGGCATTGATACTGCTGGCAACTACGGCACGCCAGGCAGCGTTTCGGCCATTGTTAATCAACCACCTGATTATGTTCTAAAAGCCAATACAGATAGCGCCTTTGGCGGTACCAAAACTAACATCATCACTGATGTGGGTGGGCAACTCGTCAACGTCAACACCACCGAAACCTGGCAGTCGCACTTCACCAGCCGGAGCTGGACCACTCCACAGGATCAGATCACTGCTGGTTACACCTACTACGCGATGCCATCACAAACCACGGCATCGTATGAAGAAGAATTTGACGCAGGCGCCCTTGTCGCTGGCACCAAGGTGTCGGCCACACTGACATCAACTGCCATTGCGGGCAGCACCACGATCACGCCATCGCTCAGGGTGCGTGGCACAACCAGCAACAGCGGCACCTATTCACAAAGCGCCACCACCATCACGGTGACATCAACGGCGCATGGCCTTGCTGTTGGTGATTACGTCTATCTGGACTTCACAAGCGGCACAGCCACTGATGCCACTTACGTGGTGGCCACCAGCGCTGCCAACACGTTTACGGTCACTAGCGCCACCAGTGCTACCACAAGCGGCAACGTGAGCTGCATTAAGTGGATCACTTACGCAGGGCTCAGCCAGGTTTATGCCACCCAGTTCCGCTACTACCGGGTGCGGTACGACTTTGCCAGCGCTGGCGGTGATGACCTGCAACTGTTGACGGCGCTGAACGTGCGGCTGGATTCCAAGCTCCGCAATGACTCCGGTAATGGCACGGCTAATTCGGGTGACACTGGGGGAACGGTCGTGAATTTCAACATCGCATTCGTGGATGTGGACTCAATTTCCGTCACACCACTGAATACCAGTGCTGTGATTGCCGTTTATGATTTCACTGACGTGCCAAACCCAACAAGCTTCAAGGTGCTGCTTTACAACACCTCCGGCACTCGGGTAACCGGTACCTTTAGCTGGAGCGCCAGAGGAGTCTGATGGCCAACGCAAACTGGAGCAATCCGCAGCTCACAAGCACCTACACCAATTTTGTCTCGGAGGTGAAAAACCGGGACGAAGACCTGGCGCTTCAGTTCGATGGCACCACCAGCACCAATATCCCCACCAACACGATCCGTTGGGATTCGAGCGCAAACAGATGGAAGAAATGGTCAGGCAGTGCTTGGGGTGAGCTAACCAGCACCTATGCGTTGACCGGCCTTAGCACCACTGGCGCCGCAACCATCGGCACCACGCTTGGCGTTACAGGTGTCACGACATTGTCGGGCGGCGGCACCAGCACCACGCCAAGCACCTCAGACAACAGCACGGCTATCGCAACCACCGCCTACGTGAAGGCGCAGGGTTACGCCACGCTGGCCAGCCCCACGCTGACTGGCACGCCGCTTTCGACCACGGCGGCTGTTGACACCAACACCACGCAGATTGCCACCACTGCTTTTGTGGTTGGTCAGGCTGCTGGTACAGCACCCGTGATGAATGGCACGGCGGCTATCGGAACCTCGCTGCGTTATGCCCGGCAGGATCACGTCCATGCGAGCGACACTTCAAGGGCGCCTTTGGCCAGCCCCACCTTTACCGGGACAGTAACCATCCCAGCAGGTGCGAGCATCTCAGGCTATCTAACCACCAGCTCAGCCAGTTCTACCTATGCACCGCTCGCCTCACCAACTTTTACCGGCACCGTCACCATTCCATCCGGCGCATCAATCAGTGGCTACCTAACCACCAGCTCAGCTAGCTCGACTTATGCGGCACTTGCAGGCGCTACGTTCACGGGCGCAGTAGGACATCCCGCTGGCAGCGCCACAGGCGCTGGTGTTCAGGTTGGTACTGGTACGACCACACCATTTGCATTACCTGCGCCGGGTATTTATTCGCCGGGCACAGACCAACTAGCCATCACAACAGGGGGTACGGGGCGATTGTTTGTTGATGCGAGTGGCCGCGTGGGGATTGGGATAGCAAGCCCACTGCGATCACTTGTTGTATCGAATGCCGGTGCCGAAGGATTTGAAATAGGTCCAGGTGAAGGAACCAATGAAAATCGCATTGTTCACTACAACCGCACAAGCTCTTCATATATCACTGCCAACAATGTTGCGGGTGCTCATGTTTTCTCGATTGGAGGCACGGCCAATGAACGCTTCCGTATCAATAGCACTGGTAAAGCTCTTGTCGGAACTTCTGGAACTGCATACAATGCAAAAAGTTTGAGCGGTGTTTCTTATACTCCTGGACTTCAAGTATCGTCCGCTAGCGGTACAGACGCCTCTTCCATGGGGTTGTTCTATTGGAGCAATACTGGAAGTGGTCCGCTGCTGGGATTTAATAAAGCACGATCTGGCATTGAAGGATCATTTACAAATGCTGTAGCAAGTGGTGATGATCTTGGAGTTATTGTTTTTAACGGTTCTGATGGCGTCAGTGCATTTCAACATAGTGTAGGAATTAAAGCTGAATCTGAAGGCACCTTTAGTGCAACTAGCTCTCCAGGACGCCTAAGTTTTTGGACATCGCCCTCAGGTGCAATTGCTCCGGTGGAACGTGTCCGGCTTGACAGCAATGGTTACCTTACCGGCACGGTCAACGGCCTTGGCAAAGGCAACTACGCCTGTGAGCAGTATTACCGCCTTAACGCTGCCTTGGCTGGTGGCAACGTTACAACAGCACAAAACATCCTTGGTGTTGGTGTCACGCTTATTACTTCAACCGTCTACGAATTTGAGGGAATGTTTGCTTTAAGCAAAACGACAGGCACCACGTCCCACACCATCAGCCTTGGTTTTGGCGGCACGGCAACCATCAATAACATTGCTTTCCAAGTGAACACGGCCATTGCTCCCTCTGGCCTGACCACAGGTGGCACGGCATCTATTTATGAATTCCAGGCTGCTGCTGGTGGCGTTGTTGATGCTGCTCAAGCCACAGCCGGTATGCACTTCATGGCCTTGGTCAAAGGTACTGTCAGCATCAAC